ATTATAGAGGAGAACCAAATAGTACCTGGACAGCCCACCAGATATATATAATACTAAAAATAATTATAGATAACTTTGACAAAGCACTATGCTCTGGACCCGTATCCCTGACAATAGCAGAAATCAAATTAAAAACATTTGAAGCCAAAAAAATATATCCTATGATGCGAAAAAACACTTATTTGTCACCACCCTCGTCATTTGTCTTAATTCACAAATAATCATCAAAGTTAACTACATCAATATATTTACCATCTTTCTTCACCCATCTAGCGATAGGTGTTTTAGGAGAAGCTAATAGACCATTTCTCACATCGAAGTGGCAGAAGTTGTCGTCTGGATATAATCCTCTTCCTGTAAATAGTTGATGTTGTTCTGCTATCTTCATTACCTCTTCGCACCTAATACCTTTGAGGGTAATATCGGCAGCTGTGCCTTTAGGATGCTGAGAACCGTCTCCTGAGCCTATAGAGCGATTATAGGCAAGACACCTATAAGGACTTGTAATCGTTGCAGGAACGCCGAAATACTCTCTCAAAAACTGAAGTCCTTCCACGAGCAAGGGATTGATTCCTGTTACAGGCAAGCCTCTATTACAGAACTCTGAACCTGATCGTCCAAACAAATTGTCTTTGCATCGAAACTCATCTACGCTAAAATTGTACAACCTTTCAGTGTAATGAGGGAATAGCTTATTCATTATTAGTCCACCTCTATTTCAAAATCAAAACTCTCTATTTTATCCATGGTGTCTTTGAGTGAATTGAAAGAATATGTAGCACTCTCCAATTCATTCGCTAAACGCCATGCACGTTCTTGTGCTACTTCTACAAGTTCATTAAGTTCATCAATGTTTTTAATTCTGAATTGGACATGCGTATCATCTAGCGCTTTGTATCCCCTCCTCTTAAAAAAACGAATCTAGATCTAATCCATCGCTAATCCAAATGCTTGTTCTTTTTCTTTCTTTCGGAACTTCTCGCTTTAGCGTAGGTATTTCTGTGTACACTACACTTTTCTCGATCTCCTCGATCTCTTTCATGATCGAATCAACTTTATTTTTTAATAAAGTATGAGCCATACTGTCTTCTGGCACGGTTTTCATTTCTTTGTCGATAACGTCCATTAAGTCATACAAGTTCTCTAACTCTTTGGTTATTTGTTTGAATGTACCTAGATATTTATGGTTATAAAAAGAACTAAACATCATATCAATATCACCTCTTCAAATTCAAAAGAATCGCATCCAGCACATCGGACAAGTATTGGCCTTCGCCTAGCTTAATCTTCGTAGGATATGTCTCTTGTTCGATTTGGTCAATGAAGTCGTCCCACTTTTCCTCTAGGAGCTTTAGAAATCCCTCATTGTTTCCTCTCGAAGCATAACGTTCAATATATTCCCATTTTAGACTTCGATCTGGATATACCAAAATGTACTCTATATTGTTTTTAGCTAAAGCTTGTCTCACAATATCGTGACTAGAAACCAGAATTACATCTGCTTTATACAAGTTATTCTCGATGTGACGAATATAACAATTAGGGAAATCAGGATTTCTAACACCTTCTGATATCCAAGAAAATTGACTAGAGTCAGAATCTAAAACTCTAAATTTACTTTTCTTAGCTTGTTCAAAAAAAACAGTCTTTCCAACACCTGGGAAACCACTTACAACTAGTGTCTTCAAAAACATCATCCTTCCAGGTAGGATCAGAGGGGCTTTCGCCCCTCTTAGTAAGGGCTTAGGGCTTCGCCTAAACCGTTCGTGTTATACTAAAACTGTAGCGTTGCTTGGAAATAAGGGGTTAGTGGTGTATCACTCTTGTATAAGCCTTTGTATACGCCCCCAGTTAGATAAATAACCTTCCAGAAAGGCACATAAACTGTAACACTTAAATCTCCGTCTAGACCTCCACCGATATGTTTGTCCAGCACGCCCGTAAAATGAAGCCATTCTTGAGCCTCATAATTAATGGTGGTGGTAAGATAATACTCAAATTCTTTATCTGATCTTTCAATTGTAATTGTCTGACTACCAGACCAATGCGCCATACCTACAGCACTGAACACCAACATTAACACCATACACAATACAAGTACTTTCGTTTTCAATAAATCATCTCCTATTTCTTCTAATTTTGTTTGTAATTGTTTTTGTGTGTGGCAGTTCACGTGGATCGAGTGGGTTCGGACGGACCAATCGTACAAGTAATTTTAATCCCGTTTCCCACCCTGATCCATCGAACTCACCTGCCACTATTGCTCTAAAAAATCCTCAACATCTTCTTTATCTTCGATGTTACAGAGCCATGTTAGAACTTTGACAGCCCAACCCTCTTCCGTTGGAGAAGGCTCTTTGCCAAACTCTTTTTGGAAGCGGTCTCTAAATACCCCCATAGCCATAGCTAGTTTCTCATAGCCTTTCCAACCCTTGAGTACACCAGCCTTCTCGATTAGATGCCACACTTGGAACACGATGCGACCATGAGTAATAAACTTGCGACCTTTCCAACCTAATACCGCAACAATAACTAGTGCTAATATACTAACAATAGCGGTAAAGATTTCAGGTTGTAGAATAAATTCCAGCATCTATTTCACCTCCTTTCCCTACTTTCTCCTCAGCTTCATCTTGATTGTATACTGCTACTTGAGGTTTTCGTATCTTCTAACTTCTTGTTCGCCAGCTACATCTCCTTCAATAAGATTTCTTTTCCCTCTTGGCAATCCCATATATATATTCTTGGATCAGTAATATCGTCTTCTTTTATTGCACGTTTCACATCGTCAAGTGTATTGTATATTCCTAATATAAATGTGAATGTTGAGTCTACGCTTTTTTCTTTAATACAAACGTGAAATCTATTTTCCACATCACCCGCCACCCTTTATCGCTACTCAATCTTGCTAAAAGCTCTTGTAGTATTTGTTCCATCACGGGAAATCCTTCCTGTCGGAGACTCTACAGGGCAAAATGTGAGTTCTTCTTTATCGGCTATTCTTCTAGCTACAGCTATGGCAATGCCAACTGCTTCATAAGGATCAGACAGGGTTTTCTTGTCTGTTTTTAGCCCAAATTTATCAGTTACAAACTCTATTACATCTTCTTTTTTTGCTTTACCACTGCCTAGTGCTAGTCTTCTCCATGTGGTAGGATAGATAATGTCGATTTTCGCATCGGAATGAGTATGTACTCCTGCCCATGTTAATCCTGTTACAAAGGATAGTTTAATAAGTGTTTGTTTATTAATACCTGACCACTGATCTTCTATTCCTGCGTAATCAGGTTTATATACTTCTGCCAGATTACTTATATCACCATAAATACTCTTGTACCGTTCAAAGATATCTTTAGAACGGGGGTTGAGGGAATGCATAGCCACCAGTTCTATTTCGTTATTATTTAGCCGAATTACCCCAACCCCTACATTTGATGTACTTGGATCAACTCCTAGAATAATCAATCAGATCAGCTCAGTTGACCCAAAAGTTCATTTAGTTTTTTCATGCTCTGAACTGCTTCAGATGCTGTAAGCTGATCGAGTGGTTTATTGATTCCCATGCGTTCTGCCAAAAACTCGTCTACTGTCATCTTTGGACCGCCCTTGGATGCAAGGAATGCAAGGCTCTTTGTGATACCTTGCTTTTGCCCATCTTTGATAAGCGGAGCGTTTTGAGTAGTTTCTTGAGGAGCTTTGTTTTCAGGACGCTCTGTTAGTGCAGGAGTTTCTGGTTGTTGCTTTTGGGCTTGTTGCTGTTGTTGTGCCTTTTGTGGCGCAGGTTTTCCAGGCTCTACTTTTGGATGAACCTCTTGTTTGTTTTGCGTAACTGAAGACATGTACTGTACTTTTTCCATCTCTTCACGACTACACTTGCCATCAACCGCATAGCCCATATTGTCTAGTGCACGTCCAATAGCACTCTCTTCACAGTTTTCTACCCATGCGAATTTGTCTGCCATACTACCACCAGCTCTAGAAAGACTCATTCCTTTTCCGTCAGGTGGAAATCCTGTTTGATAATACGCTCTCTCTTTCCAGACGCTTGCTTCAATAACAACATATTCATTCGCTTTATTAATATCAGAAATGATTTTTGGAATAATGACACCAGTAGGGTAATCACGATAAAACATCTGTTTCCTTTGTTTGACCGTGATATAATCTTCCAAATTAAATTGTTTCGACAACCACATCAGCTTCCCTTCTAAAGTTCTGTAATTTCAATGCTTGGTTTTGTGTAGTATTCATACTTACCTTCATCAAACAGTTTTTGTAACTCTTTATTCCCTTTGATACGCTTGTCTACATCGCTCTTGGTAATGCTTGCGAGACTTTCTGCTTCTGCTTGTCCAAGTAGATTTTTAACTAGCTCATATGAGTAGCCTGCACGTTTTTTAGCCTTGAGTGTGACTTGCTTATTCCCTACTACAATACCTGTATCTGGACGAGTATTAAGAATATTTCTAAGTGCGCTTTCAAGCTCGTCCCTTCGTGCTTTAATAATGCGCTCTTTGTTTTTGATCTCTTCTAGTTGGGCAAGTATCTCTTCTTCTTTTCCAGGGAACTCTCCTAACAAAAGCTTCTCGTCTCTAGTCAAGTTCGTATAAAGCTCACAAGTGCTCTTAATGGGACAGTAATTACAATATGGATTAAGCTTAGGTTTAGGATCTGTATCAAAAGAAATTTGATAGTAAAGGTTAATAAAATAATGCCTGAAGTCCTCCAGATCCTCTAGTGTTCTTGTAGTAGAGAACTTTCCAAACCGCAGGAAATAAAATGCAATAATAAAATTCTTGTACTGAGGTGCAACTTCTTTTAGTGTCGCAAGAGCATATAATGTTGCTTGTTGGTCTTTTTCTAGCTCTTCTCTTGTATAAGGCATTCTGTTGGTCTTATAGTCCACAATCTCACATGTTTCATCATCAATGTGATTAATTCTATCAATCACTCCTGATGCGATAACCTTACCTTCATCATCAAGGGGAAACCTGAAATACCTTTCTAAAAGAAGTTCACCCTTGCTATCTCTGGCAATTTCATGCTCATGATAGTCTGGATTAGAAAGATATTCTTCCAACATTTCTCTGCCTTCTCGATAAAAGTCTAAATCAGACAAAGGATATGTGATCCAAATTTCGTCATAAAGTTTCATAATGTCTTTCTTAGGATTTTTATGCCATTTTTCTAGTACTTCGTGAATAATGGAACCAAAGTATAAATGATCGCCTTTTTGTTCTAGTTTTTTGTTGTATATCGCATCGTGGTAAGCAGGACATTGCTCATATGCCTTAGCCCTACTTATGCTGATACGCTCTATCATCTTAGTCACTAAATATCAACTACTCCTTCACCAATCTTCTTCTTCGTCTTCTTCTTCAATAACTTCGTCCTCTAAATTTGTCTCTAGAGAAAACCTTGTAATGTCATAGATATATCTTGCCATACCTGCTACTTGAAAATCGTCTGGTTCTCCCATAAAAGCTGCCACCCTTTTACCTTCTTTGGACATGCCCACAATCATTGCATACTCTAGCTCTTCTTCTTCGATAAAGTCTGCTAGGGTCGTGTTTTTGCTCAATTGGATTACCTCCCCTCTAATGCTTGCTAATAAAAAAGGCTGAAACGACTTTTGGAGAGGCGTGTCGCCTCAGCCTTCATCTTATTATACGAAAGAGAATTATTTTCTTGACAACTATTTCACCGGAATTACAGAAAAAACATTATCAATTTCATAGAGTTTGTTTATAACATCATCCAAGTCTTTTTCTGATACGGGCCAGCGCATTACATGTTCCTTTGTTTCTCCCATATAGGTATAAAATATACCAACCTTATATTCAACAATATTGAGAGGCACATCGTCATACTCCTTCTTGATGACCTTATCCACTTCCTGAATAACATCTTTGACGTATTCTTGTTCAGTATAAACCATGATCTTAGGAGGTAAAGGTTTGGTGTCAGGGAAGTCTGCATCCTGTAATTGAACGTATGTGAAGTCGGAGCTAGGGTAATGCATAACTTTGCCGATAACAGTGATAACTTCGCCTTCTTTAATAATATCCTTGAAGGCATCTCTTTGTTTGTTGTAAGCAATAACAGTTGCTGTACCATGTAAATCGTCAATGTTAAACTCTAGTTTCTTACCGAATTTTACATTCTTAGTCAATATATTGCTGACGTACCCACAAATGATTACCTGTTCTCCTATGGCGTCCTTTACTGTACTAGAATCAATGAGACGCTCTGGGCGCTGAACGAGAGAGGAAATGTAATCTCTATATTTATCAAGAGGATGATTTGTTACATAAAAACCCAGAATTTCTTTTTCATAATTAGCAAGAGTAGTTGAGTCGAATTCTTCTACCGCATCGGTGTGAATTGCTTTGTGGACAAGTTCTTTGAGTTCTTTTTCTGCCTTTTCTCTTCTTTCTGCCAACTTATTTCGCTCTTTTTCTAGCTTATCGAGATCGTCAAAGTTTACAAAAGTGGCTTCCTTATCTTCGATACGCTTAATCTTGCCCTTGTACGAGTTGAAAGCTTTGATAATTGGAGCGATAGCATTAGCGATTTGCGATCTGGTATGACCAAATTCGTCGAATACACCACTGTATGCAAAAGATTCTAGTACAGTCTTGTTGACAGCATTGCCATACGCCCTACAGATGAAGTCTTCAAGGGATGTAAAGTTTCCTTTACGTCGCTCTTCTAAGATAGAATTTAATGCTACTTCACCAACCCCTTTTACCGCCGACAATCCAAAGCGAATACTGTCACCATCTGCGACAAAGGTCTCTGTAGAGATGTTGATAGAAGGTGGTAAAACTTTCGTTCCGTGTGTATGGCAATCTTGAAGGTAAAGATTAAGCTTATCCGAATCGTTTCTTACCGATGTGAGAAGTGATGCCATGAATTCAGGGTAATAATTAGCTCTGAGCCATGCACATGCCACACTGAGTCGTCCATAGCCCACACTATGAGAATTATGGCAAATAATCCCATTTGCAACAAAGTTATGATGCTCTTCAATCTCTAAGTCATACGTTGGCTCCGTACCAATATGTTCAATGCTTACAACTTTATCTTCGTAAATCAGGAAGCCTTCCTCAATATCACCAGTAAAGTCAGTGGAGTAGAAAATATCCCCAACACTTATTTCACCTAGCTCTCTCCAACCCTCATCTGTAAGGAAGCGATGTTCTTGTGTGGCACGAACAGTCTTACCAGAGAGTGTTGTTACCTCATATACGTCCTTTACCCCTGTGCTCCAAACTTGGCTGATACGAACAGGCTTTACGCGATTACCAACCAGACCCAAAATATGAATACCATGTGTCCTGTGACGCTTACCTGCAACGCTTTTAGAGGTCCATGCCTGATAAATCTCTTTGATAGTAATTGCTCTGTAAGAGGTTTGATTTGATGATACTCTATAGACAACTGTATCTCCAGATAGACAGTGATTGAACCCATAGTTTCCAAAAGTTTCCATTAACGAGAACACATACTCTGCATCTTTTTCTGAGATATTGTTAGCAACACAACCCTTGATAAACTTCTCTTTTTGTTCTGGAATTGCATCCACTTTCTTTTTGCCAATAATACTTCTGAAGGTGTCAGCTTCACTTTCAGTAAATCCCGCCATAACCTGCGTGACTTTCATAATACTCTCTTGGTAGATAAATATGCCAAAAGTATCTTTTAGCACTTCTTCGGTTAGTGGGTGTGGGTATACTACCCTTGATTCTCCATGTAAACGCCTAATGAATTCGTCTACCATCGTACCATTACCGTTGGGTGCAGGAGCATCTAGTGGACCTGGACGGATTAACGCAACAAAGTTTTCTATATCTGTGAAGTTTTTGGGTCGCATTTTCTTAAGGTAATTCTTTGCCATGGTGGATTCCATTTGAAATACACCGTTAGAATCGCCCTTAGAAAGCATGTCGTACATTTTAGAGTCATCGGTAGGAATTGTCTCTAAGCTTAATTCTATTCCCTTGTTTTGCTTTATAACTTTAAGTGTATCGTGAACCACATCGAGAGTTTTTAGTCCCAAAATGTCCATCTTTAGCATGCCTATTTCTTCTACTTGATCCATATGCCATTGCGTTGTGATGCGCCCTTTATTGATTCTTACAGGGCAAATGTTTGTGATTGGAACGGGGCTAATCAAAACTCCTGCGGCATGAACACCGACGTGAGAGGGATTGTTTTGAATCTTAATAGCTATATCCATAACTCTTCGGATTTCAGAATCTTTATTGTAAAGGTTTGCCACCTCATCAATTTGTAACGCTTCTACAAGAGGGATATCTGTGTCGGGAATGAGAGAGCTAAGATGGTTCGCTTTACTAAAATCAACAGCTAAAGCGGTTGCAACACTCTTAATTGCAGCTCTTGCTTTGTGTAGACTTACTGTGCCAATCTGAGCTACATATTCTTTTCCGTACGTTTGTGTGATATAATCTACAACTTCCATACGTCTCTCTTGTTCGAAATCTAAATCTACATCAGGGGGTGAGATCCTGTGCTCTGAAAGGAACCTTGCGAATAACAATCCGTGCTTAATTGGATCGATTTTAATAATATCAAGACAACGTAAAACTAAACTAGAGCCACCCGAGCCACGTCCAAAGTTTATAAGAATACTCTCTTTCTCACAAAAGTTGACAATGTCCCACAAGATTAAGAAATATCCTTCCCAACCAAGCCTACAAATAATTTCAAGTTCATACTCTAATCTATCAACATACTCTACTTTGTCTGCCCAACCTAAGTCCAACAAACCCTCGTAAGCTAATTGCCTCAAGTATTCTTCTTCAGTCAAATGCTCTGGCGTCTTAGGGAAGTGTGGCATTAATGTCGTTGGATTATCTATTTCTTCTATAGTTACATTACATTGCTGTGCTATTTCATAGCTTCGTTCTACCACGTCGGCAGGAAATAGTTCTAGCATTTCTTCATAGGTTTTGAAGTAGAACTGATCGGTAGGGTATCGTAACCTATCTTCGTCATGGATTTTCTTTTTGTCTCTGACAGCAAGCACGATATCATGCAACTCATAATCATCTTTGCTCACATAATGCACGTCATTTGTAGCTACCATTGGAATACCAGTTTCTTCGGATATTTTCTGAATACCTTCAAGTATCTTCTGCTGGTTACGCACGAATTCTTCTTGGTTTTGTCTAAAGCTAGGAATATTGCTATATTGTGCCACAGGATGTTTCTGAACCTCAAGATAGAAATCATTACCAAATATCTCATGAAAAGTTTTGACCTTCTCAAGAGCCTCGTCATATTGATCATCAATTAAATGGCGTGAGACAAATCCTGACATACATCCAGATAACACGATTAAGCCTTCGGAGTGCTCTCTCAAAAGCTCATCATCTACACAAGGTACGTAATATTGCCCGACAGTTGCGGCTTTGCTTGCAAGCTGAAGTAAATTGCGGTATCCAACGTTATTCTTGGCTAGAATAGTCAAGTGGTACTGATGTTTTCTTTCTTCTTGACCTAGTTCGGTTGAACCAGCATACCTCGATGTATAATATACTTCTAGACCAATAATAGGCGTTAAACCAGCCTTTTTAACCTTCTTGTAAAAGTCGTAGACTCCATACATAAATCCGTGGTCAGTTAGGGCGACATACTGACCGCCTTGACGTTGCGTTTCCGCAATTAAATCCTCAATACTGCACAAGCTATCATTCATGCTGTAATAGCTGTGAGTATGGAGATGTACAAATTTCGCCACTTTTTCAACTCCTAACTGTTTAGGTGTTTTAAAAATTTCTTATTTTCCTTATAACCACCTTACAACAGGTTCGGTTTTACTATCCTTCTCCCAAACAAACCAAGCGTGGCAGATTGTTGTTGACCACTTTTTGCCATCCTCGTCAAAAGGCTCACCATTTCTCCATGTAGACATCCTGTTAGTAAAGACATAGATATATTTAGGAGGATATTTTCTAAACAAATTAGCTCTTTTTTGGCTTTCTAAGAATTGAATCTTAAGAAACATTGCCATCTTACCGCCAGAAGCCAACAAGGATATACCTTTTTCGACAAACTCTTTTGCTAGACTGTATGGGGGATTGGTAATGATATTGTCAAACCTTTGCTCTGTGTCGTACGAAAGAAAGTCTTGTTCGACTGTATCAGGATACCCTCTATCTACTATGTCAAGGTTGACTATAGTTGAATTAGGATATCGTCTCTTGATCACATCGGAGATATGTCCTTTTCCCACACAAGGTTCCAAAAAGCTACCCTTATTAAACCTATAAACATCCATCAACATCTCTACGGCAGCAGGGTTTGTTGCAAAGAAATCTAGCTCTGGTCTACCCCTTGGAGAGTCACTTCCTGCGATTTGTGCTGCTGTTAGCTTAGTTGAATTCTGGTTTTCGGAATACAAAGATGTTTTCATGTCCCACCCTCAAATGACTATTTGCACCGAAACGCATTCTTTTTGTTTCTATTGTTGTTGTGTTATGATATTCTAAGCCCATATCTACTAGAGTTTGTTTGTGCCACTCGGATACTGGTACAACTTGTCCACGTCGGATATGATCAGAAATATTTAGTATGAACAGACCGTCTGGTTTTAATACTCTAATGCACTCTTTCCATATTTCTTTTTGGCCTTGTCTATACTTTTCACCCCATTGAAGATTTGCTGTACTGCCCCCGCTAAGTTTCCTGCCAAGATAATGTCTATAAGTAATTCTTTTGCTACCATCTCTAGCTTCAAAGTCGTCTGCAAGCCTATTAGCATAAGGTGGTGAGGTACAAATCGCATCGAAGAAGTTATCAGGGTAAGGTAGATTTCTAGCGTCACAAGTGGTTATTTTGTAAGCACCTTCAATCTGTTCAGCCCATTCTGGCTCCAATTCGTTGCAATAAATCAAACCGTCATACCCCAGTTCTCTGATGTGAGTTATTTTCCCTACACCAGCCATCGGATCTAAAACATTTTTAGTTCCATTAAGCATTACATACAACTGTGGAATTAACTCATCAGAGAACTTAGCGGGATGCTGTACTTTCCCTACCAATGGCGACACCATCTATATCTCTCAATAATGAATATAATCTGCAACAAGCCTATCCAATCAAATTTGACATTAACATTAGTATTATTAATGTCCTACACTCCCTTCGATGTGGAGCCAATACCACCCATACGCTCTGCTGTTGCATTATCATTGTCGGCAACCAGATATTTTCTAAAAATACCTTGACAGATCGCATCCCCACGAGTAAACATGACTTGATCATTGCCTGTATTCCAAAGAGCCAACATGATATTACCATCGTTGTCTGGATTAGAATAGTAGTCTGCATCCAATACGCCTGTAGAGTTGCTAAGCACAACATGCTTCTTAATCCCAGTACTGCTTCGTACATGAAGCTCTAATACCTCGTCGGGTTGCATATATGCTTTAATGTTTGTAGGGATTACAACCCTCTCGTTTGGCATAAGTGTGAAGTTAACAGGCGTTCTGATATCATAACCCGCACTATTTTTAGTAGCTCTTTCGGGGATAAACCCCTTTTCGCCTCTTCTAAACTTATCATCTACATGTTCAAACCCTCTGGTACGAACTGTATCTCCTATAGCGAACCCTTTTGCAACGTCTGAACCCTTTGTTCCTGTTAAGGAGTATTTTACTTTACTGTACGTTGTATCTTGTTCTTTCACATTCAACCCTACTTCTTCTATGATTTGTTCTACTACTTGTTGTGGATAAAGTTCATCTGTATTAATCCGATAATAGGTTGCTGTAATATCGTCTTTGAATGTATCGTACCAATAATCATACGCATCGACAACCCTATAGATTGTGTCTTTCTCAGGGTGTTTTTCGTTGGGTTGGATAGCCCTCTTGTTCATCATGCGTTCGTGTAAAACGTCTGGTGATGTGTAAAGATATACGTAATGTACATCTACTTGCTTATGAAGACTACGCTGAAAAGTAGGAATATAATCTGGGTCGTATCCCTTAAAAATTGGGGCGTACACCCACTCTGAAGGCCAAGCTCTATCTAAAATGATGTGCGACTTGTTTCCTAGCTCTATCAAAAAACGCGCAGAGCTATCATAAATCTCCATCATCCACTCTTTGGAATCAACATGCTTAGGTGCTCCTGAGAGTTTAATTAAATTCGAGAGTGGTAGAGTGTTGTGTAAAAGTTGAGATACAGACGTTTTGCCACAACCATCTGCTCCCTCAAGAATAATAATCAATCCATTTCGCTCCTTCCGAGAAAGAATTCATCTACGGTGTCTTGATCCTGACAATGCGTAGGCGATTCCCTTGGTACAGTTGGGTAATAAAAACACTCTGTCAGTAGTTCAATAAAACATTGTTCGCACATATCAATCTCTACTGTGATACCATCAAGATCTGTTCCATATCCGAACTCATGTCTAATTTCCACAAAAGACTGGTATTCAGTGTTGATCTGTTTATTACACTTATTACAACATACTGTTGTGATTTTCACAAAATCATCTCCTAGAGTTTTTCGCAAACAAGAACGTTATTGTTTTGATACCACTTGCCATCCTTACCTTTGCGATTGCTTACATCGACAAGCATGATGACTTTATCTCCTTCTTGAAGACCAAGTTCTCCAGCTACATCTCCAAAGGCGCTAAAGTTAGCATAGTAAACACTTCTCCTTTCCTTACCATTTTTGTCTTGCCAGGTATTCTCGCACTTAATGCTACCAAACGCCATCGGATTACCTGTTTCTTCGTGGAATTGTAGTTGGAACTTAGAAACTTCGCCCTTAAAGATACTTGCCTTAACCACGTCATAGTTCTCTACCATATAATTTAGTCTATCCATTACTTTTTGCAAATTTATTACCACCCTTTGAATTTAATTTTTACTAATAATTTCTTTGTGATATTTCTTCTCGAACTCATATGCTTTCATTGGGGATAAATACAAGTCCCAATATGTTTCTACATCAAGAGAGTCTACATCTTCCCCTTTGGGGATATCTAAAAAGAGTACGTCGCAGTAATCTCTAAGTCTTTTGTATATTTTCCACGCCCCTTTCCTTCCTGCAATATCTCCATCATAAGCCAGATATACTGTACTTGTATGTTTAATAACTAAATTGATTTGTTCAGGCAAAATTGTAGCCCCCATAGTGGCGCAGATGTTGCAAATACCCTTTTGGAAACTTGATATCACATCAAAGAATCCTTCTGATAACACCATGATGCCATCTCTCTCTATAAACGTCTTTGCATGGTTTAGTCCATACAACACTGCACCTGAAGAAAAATTAGCTGTATGAAGATATTTGTGTTTGCGTCTTAATTCAAATTTATTATCTGTAGCTAATCTACCACTCAAACCTACCAGTCTTCCATCCTCATCACGAATAGGGACAATAATTCTGTTAGCGAAATGACCACTTGTGGCATATCTCACCTCAAACAGGTTTAAAATACTTGTATCACTATACCTGTTGAGTAAATAGGGAGGATATTCTCTAGAGAACATATTGAGAATTGACTCGTCTAGTGAGGGAATATCATCTCCGTCTAGTTTTTTTTGGGTACGTAACCACTGTTTAATCTTGTACTCGTCATCATCTTGCTTGGTGTACTCTACGTTGCTGTCGATCCCACTGAACTTAGCTAAGTACTCTACGGATTGAGGGAAGTTCATGTTCTTTACAAGCATAACCAATAAGAATACGTCCCTTGGAAGACCTACCTCTTCTCCGCAGTGTCTTGAAAAACAACTAAAAATACCTTTTTGAATATCAAATGAAAAGTTTTGTTTTCTACCCTTATGGATAGGGCAGGCACATCGAACAACGTCATTTTCAATGTTTACATTTGTCGCTCCGATGTGTTCTAAAAGCCTTACAGGATCAACAGCTTCTTTAACCTTTTCTTTTAAGATTCGTAGATCCAAGGTTTATCACCAGCTTTCATGACAAATGCGATCAACAACTTTTGTCATACCCTTTGCACCTCAATGATTCTAGCGTTCTTCGGATGGGCACTTAGCCAACCAAAGTAATCTCCTCCATGTCTTGACTCCCCTAACTTCAAGCACATGTTCCCAGCATCTTCTCCACCATCTTCCATCATTCTTTGAGGGGTTTTGTGCCACAAATAAAACAAGTAACTTGTATTATGTAACAGCCTATCACTACCACCGATAACAGAGGAGTCGAAGTCTTCGTCTTTTTCTATATGGATACCAGAACGATTCATTTGTGCGGCTGTTAGCAAAGGTATCTTTAACTCTCCTGCTACGTCTTTTAGCCTTCCCAAAATCTGACCAAGGAGTTGGTACTCTTGTAGTCCGGTGTTGTTATCTTGAGGAAGTTTGATGTAGTCAAAAAAGATGGCTTGTATATTGTGTTTTACATGATATTTCCTTGCAAGCGAGACAACCTGTGCTGGGCTATAATTCGGCATGTATACATGGTAAAAAGGTATGTTCTTCAATACCTCTTTTGCCTTCTCAACTCGTTCTACTTTCCAAGGTTCGGTAATAAACATACCAGTTGTAATGTCTTCTTCGTCTACTCCTGAAAGTATCGCCCACAGCCTTGGTCTTACATCTTCTTCAGTGTCCATCTCTGTGTCAATATAAAGAATAGGAGCCTTCTGCCTAACAGCAATGTTGATAGCAAAATTGTTTAAGAGGAGACTTTTCCTTGACTTGGAGCGTGCTACAAACAAATAAGCTCTACCTGGTCTAAATCCACCAATTGCTTTATCTAATTCGGGGAATCCACTTTTTAACCCAGGGATAGGATTAGGATTCTCAATGATATTATCTAGCCATTCATCAATTCCTTCTCCTATCTGCTTTACTCTATCTCCTGTTTGAAGATTAAGTTCCATAAAGCGTTGTTGTTGTTTGCTTACAAGAGAAGTCGCATCGTCAACATATTTTTTATCATCCAGACAGTCTTCAATAACGTTCAATGCCTCTCTGTACGCCTTTCGTCTAATGGAGGCTGTACTCACAAGGCGAACGTTATAATCCAAGTCAATGTTAGATGTGTTACTCATAGCAATACGCCTAAGATATTCTTCTCCACTTGTTCCTAATACGTCATTACCCTTTGATACAGCAAGAATATTCGGTACAGTAACTTCAATCCCCTTCTCGGATAATCGAAGCATAATTTTATAAATGAATTGGTTGACGCTACTGTTGAAATCGTCCTCTTTTAAAAGGGTAGCAACGTCATAAATTTTGTCAGGATTATTAAGAATAATTGCAAGAACATTTCGTTCGGCTCCTGGGCGTTCAATTTGATTGATTATTTGTTCGTGTTCTGCATAGTTCAAGTTCTACCCTCCAAAGTCTCTAAGTCGTAATCTATAGTGCATTTGCTTAAGCACATCGTAGAGATTCTGTAAGTGGTCAGCCCACCCTTCAAGAAGTTCTTTTTGCATCCGTAGCTCATCCACTTCTTTTTTGACTGTTTTCAGGCGTTCACTTTGCTCTAATGCTATAGCTTTCTTCTCTGTTAAACTCATTTTTCCTGCTACATTTGTAGCTAATCTGTTCCAATTGTCAATAAAATAATCATTCCGCTCATTATAAGCTGAGTTAACGATGCGATACTGCTGTGCTACATATGCAATAAACTGCGCTATCTTGTATTGCATAGAACTTGCAAGATCCATATCATCAATCGAACCAACTGCAACAGCATCCATATTTAGGACTTCTTCTATGCCATCAGGAGGTTCCAGTATCGGTATTTTCATCTGGACTAACTTCTGTTTGCTCCTCTGCAACAACTCGTTTGTCAAAGTTCAAGATCGCCCTCACTTTCTGATTTATTTCATTAAACAGCCCCTCGTCCTCACCTAAGAGCTTAACGAGATTTTTCTCTCCTTGGGCGATAGTTCTATCTTCGTATTTAAACCATGCCCCTGCTTTTTCGATAACTCCAAACTGAACAGCAAAATCATACAAGTCAAACTCTTTACTAATTCCCGTATCGAAGTCGATTCGAAAATCGGCACGTTTATACGGAGGTGCTACTTTATTTTTGACCATCAGAACGGTTCCTTTTTGGGCAACAACCTCCTCTCCTTCCTTAATAAGGTCAGAACCTTTCCTTGATACCTCGATGCGAATACCGAAGCTGTGCTTGCCACCCCAGCCACCTGGAGAATCTGCCTTTTGAAACATATTTGGACTTTCTCTCCACTGGTTTGTGAACAAAAAGATGGTGCCTGATGTCTTGACAAACGCCCTTGTCTTATCAAAAAACTGAGCCATCTTTCTTGCACGTAATCCTACCGTGTCTTGGTCAATACCTCTATCCAATACAGCTTGTGGTGTTAAAGCAGCAAGAGAGTCTACTACAATCATATCTACTGCATTGCTTCGAATAAGACCTTCTGCAATCGTTAGAGCTTGTTCCAAGCTATCTGGTTGCGATATAAGGAGTGTGTCTAGGTTCACTCCGTTCTTTTGTGCCCAGACAGGATCAAAGTCTTGCTCCACATCGATGAATCCTACAACTCCACCACGCTTTTGCATTTGTCCCATAAACCAATAACAAAGGGTTGTTTTGCCTGCCTGTGGCTTACCGAAGATTTCAACAAAGTCACCTCTTGGCAATCCGCCACCTAGTGCTAAGTCAATCGCTATAAGTCCCGTGGACTCTCTGGGGATATGCATGCTCTGCCCGAAGTTTGTGTACATATCGACTGCTGTTTCTCCGCAATCTTTTTGGATATTTTTTAGGGCAGACTCAAGCATTTTAACCTTATCTTTACTTACTCCTTGATTCAAAAGCTCACTAAACCCTTTTGCAATCTTTTTAGATATTGTAATTCACCGCCTAGTCCAAGCCGAATTCTTTATCTAAGAGCCGTTCAGCTTCTTCAATTTTTTTCTTGAGCATGTCTACATCTAGCCTATCGTACTCATATTCATAGACGTACACTAATGGCATAGCCTTTTCATAACACCATGTACTTTTAAGTCTATCTCTCCTTTGAGAATCCATGAAATTATGCTTCGTCTTATGAAAATGGGGAACGAATTTATCATGTTGTTCTCCTTGGCACTCTACAGCTATGTTAAAAGGGAAGTCTACAACAAGATCGATAAACAAACTTCTACCATTAATTTTAATAGGCACCTCTTCTTTAATAGGACAACTAGGGTATATTTGCTCTAAAAGTTCTTTTGTTTTTTCATGAAGTTTACTAGCCAAATTATTTCTCTCCTATTATAATTCTATTCCAAAATCTAATAGTGTGCTCAAATCAACTTGTTCAGTGTTTGCTTCTTTTCCCACATCAGGAAGTGTATCCCAACTATCCTTGTACTCCTGAATTTTCTTGCGGTTCTCTTGAAACTGCTTGTACCTAGGAAGCAACTTGTGTGCCATACTATCAACCAAATTAAGACTAAACATATCAATCTTCTCGATACGAAGAATATAATCTACCATCCAAATTGATTCATCCAATCCAAACCGCTCAATAAGATCTTTAGCAACATCAAGTTGTCTTTGGTACCAAGAGCTTTGTGTTAAAATCTTTTTCTTCGATTTCTCTAAAAAGAAATTCAAAAGTTTTGTTGCATCAGTATAGTCTTCTTCTGGGAACAAAATCTCTCTTTCTTTACCAACTCCTTTAATTTCGATTACACCTATGTCTGCAAGATTCTTTTCTATCTTCCTACAAACTCCTGTACTTACTTTAGTTCGCCCTGAAAGATCCTGTGCCTTTAGTGTCCTGAGAGCTACATAATAACCTAATGTTCTTAGATCATAGTGTGAGAGAATTTTTTCTACAATCTTTTCGTTCATACCCATCACCTTTCATCTTAGTATACGAAAGATAATCATTTTCTTGACAACTATTTTTTTAAAAAGGCAAAAGATATTTAGGAAGAAACACGCCAACTTACGAGTTGGCGCATCTCAATGTTACAAGTTTTCAACTGCCCATGCTGTAAGCTTAGAGCGTAATCCACTATCTGTAAGGTGGATGTGGACAATCAAATCCGTGTTACCGATTTTATTAATTAAATATGTGAGTCCATTTGTATCTTGTGTAAGAAATCTGTTGTCGATTTGGGTCACATCACCCATAAGTACAATTTTACTCTTATCTCCAACCCTTGTAAGAATCGTTTTAATCTGTTCTATTGAGATATTCTGTACTTCATCAATCAAGATAAAGCGATCATACAAACTGCGCCCTCTTAAATACGTTAGTGCTTCAAGTTCTATTAGCCCAGAACTGACAAAATGATTAAATCTATCCTCTTCACCGATGAGTTGTTGGATGTTATCTCTGTAGTTACCGAACCAATTAAATAGCTTTTCTTCTTTTGTCCCCGGTAAGAAACCTAAATCGTTTCCAATCGGAACATTGGGTTTTGATAGCATAATTCGGCTAAACTCCTGTCTTTCAATTACTTGTTCTAACGCTACTGCTAGAGATAAATATGTTTTCCCACATCCCGATACTCCTGTTAATACTACTACGGGAATATTTGGATTAAGTAGTGCGTCAAGAGCACATGTTTGTTCTGAATTTTTAGGTTTTATTCCGAATGCTTTGGGGCTTTTTACGAGAACTAACTCGTCTGTGTTGATATTGTATCTGGCAAGAGCCGACTGTGATGTCCCAGAAATACTTTTCAAGGTCACATATTCATTAGGGTAAAAATCATCAAAGGTATTTGGGATACCCTTGGCACTATAAAGCTCGTCAATCGTTTTACTGTCTACATATAACTCATGAACAACTCCACTTCGACTTCTTTTTGGGGTTGGTTTATATAGTTTGACTCCCCACGATTTAGCTATGAGTTTTAATGAAATATCTTTGGTGTATAGATATGTGTTAGGATAGTATTGAGAGACTATATCTACCACATCGAGGACTTTGAAATCATTCCTCTCCTCATGACCTCTGTCATCCCAAACTACCTTTAGTTCAGAGTTTGAGTTTTGGAGCTGGATGCCTTTGAGAATATCTCCCTTCTCCAGCAAGGCATCTAGCTCCCTAATTACTTTTCTAGCTTTTTGTCCTATGCTACCATCACGAGTCTTGAGATCATCCAATTCCTCAAATACAATGGCGGGAATAATAATGGCTGAATCTTCGATGTGAAGTACTTTTTCAAATTCATCAATAAGAACGTTTGTATCTACGATTATATTGGTTTTATTTATCAAGTGTATGCCCCCACTCTCGAAATTTAAGAATTCCCTCTAACAAACCAAGCTACGATTGCTCCAAATGTGATACCAATAACCCACTTGATTAAATCTATCCACTCTTTGTTAGAACTACTCTTTTCCTTCCGAGAGGTAATCATTACCTTAATTTCTCCCAATTGCTCCATGATCATTTTTTGATAAATTTTTGATTCAGCTTGACTCTCTTTAAGCTCTGTGATGTCCTCTGCAAACTTCTTGTTTGTTTCTTTTAGCTCTTTCACGTCATCTTCAAGCCTAACAATTCTGGCTTCTTGTGCGTGTTCCAATTCTATACCACCTCGCGAGAAATTTTCTCACTCCCTTCCTCGAGGTTGCTATATTACTTTTCTTCGATCAAACTCTGTAACTCTCTTAAAACAGCCTCTTTTTCTTTAAACAACATTTGGGCTTGACTATTCTCTTCGAAGTACTTTTGCATACGAGCAGAAATTTTTTCTGCTTCTTTTTTGTCAAAATTCTCTTGAGAAACGATTTCACTATACACATTGCCCAACTCTTCATATAATGCCTTTGATACCCTAAGTTTTTCTATGAGTTCCATAATCTCTGCGTCTAATTCGACAATTCTCTTTGCAACATGTTCCTCCAAGTTCAAAACCCTCCATCTTTAAGATATAATAACCCTACATCTCGCCTCGTCCAGCTTGTCCCTCTTTGAATTCTGTGATGTCTTTTGCGTGTTCCCTGTCTGTTTTTTGTAGTTCCTTGATGTCTTGCTCTATTCGCTCAATTCTGTGAATCTGTGTGCATGGCTCTATAGTCGCCCTCCCTGATTCCACAACCTTAACCTTCTAAAACTCTAATCATTCACCAGGTCCATAAACTCACTATAAGCAATTTGTGCACGTAGCGCCTTGCGAATATCCTCCAGGCTCGCATCCTCCCTGCTAATAGCCTCCAGCCCTGCCTTTAATTCATCCAGCAGTTCCCTTTGTTTTTCTTCAGCATCTGCAGGCTTGATGGATATAGAAATCACAGAATCACAGAAGGATTTAGCCTGCGGTTGACCTCTTTTGTCAACCCACGTTGTCTCAGTCACTTTTTGGAGTTGTTTTACTACAGACCGCGCCTCAGACAGGGGCTTACCTTGCACCATACTTAAAACGACTGCACGTTCAACTGGTTCACCATCACCTTGTAAGTAAACAATCCTACTTTCTCCACGCCTTAGCTTCATATCATCCCCTCCCGTAGACCTGCCCTAATATACCCGTTTTAGGAGCAGGCAATCTCTCTTTCTGCTTTTCTGCCCACACCCTACACGCCTCCACCATTCCAATCAAATGCTCACAATACCCATCTGGGGCTATGAGTTCATCACCATTGACCTGTCTATTAATTCCTGCACACCAACCAACGCCTTGGCAATGCTTGTAAGCCGTGCACCCCTCGCATTCAGGTTTGGGATATGGATTTATAGAGGTGTGAAAGGTATTAACACGTTCGCTAATAGCTGTAAATGGCATTTCGTTGGTAATTCCATTCCAGATATCGCCAATCTTACCTACCGAGGTTTCCTCATACATTTGACACAGGCTTAAACTCCCATCAGGCGACACCGCCCAAATACCCTTGCCTGTCCCGCACTTGTTTCCCTCTTGTGGAGCGGCATCTTCATTCATCAATCTTTGAACCATCTCATTCACAAACTTGCTAGGAGTGGCTCCCCATACATAATATTCACCAAGTTCCAGATAAGCTTCTTTTACCTTATCCCTTTCAAAAGGTCCTGTCACATCTGGAACAAGTTGGATTGATGGAAAACCTAATCCCTCAAGTTCTCTAAATCTTCCGACAAGGTCATAATCATGGCCTGACCATGTTCCTCTTGCTGTAACCCAACTTCTCTGCGTAGGAGATTCAAGTAGCATCTGTGCGTTCCTCGACACGACTGCCCACGCAGGGTCTCCGTTTCGCAGGATTCGGTTGATATTGTGCTCTTCCCCGCCATCCAGGGATAGGATGTAAACTCTCACGTTGTTGTTATCCATCCAGTCAATGCGCTCTTTAGTAAGGGCAACACCATTTGTCGTTAGACTAATCATCATGTTGGTGTATTCTCTAGCAGCTAGAATCAGATCCCAGTTCTTAAGCGGTTCCGTTCCAAAAAAGTGCAATGAAGGTTCCCCGACTGCATATAGGTTTAAGAAATCAATTGCCTTATGCAGGATTTCAACACTCATCTTCTTATTTGTTCCCGACTTACCTAGAAAGCAATATTTACAAGCCATGTTGCAAGAGCCTTCGCCTGTTTCTGTGAATAGCAGGAGCCTGGTTAGTCCTTGCCTCTTTGCGATTTCTTTTGTTTTGTCCATATTACACCTCCTACTTTATGAGCATATCAGCGTAGCCATTGACACAATACCCGCCGGTTGTTGTCTTAGGGTTCCAGAAGTGCACTCCGTGTTCCCTAACAGTTTCTATACTTACAATAGTAGAAAGTCGATTGTCTGGTGCTTCAAAAGGTCTTATTAATTGCATGCCTGGCCTAAGATACATTGCTTGTAGCTTATACCATTTTTGACCTTGACCAAGATCTGCTAACACGTCAAAAGGTTGTGAGAAAGTCACATCGACAGATGGACCATTGTGAGTCCTTATCCTCAAAAACTCATGTGAATAGGAAGCATCCACAAGTTGGGTGAGTTCTCCATGAATCACTGTATCCGTTTCAGGTTGATACCAAGGCAAAATCATCCCCGGCTTCAAGTCCTCTACAGGTACAGTGATGTATTCTTGCGCCTCCAAGTCCCAGACCTCTACAGGAGTGCCTTGCCTAATACATCCACCACCAGATTGGGAGGTTTTTTCACAAGTGGCTTGGCAAGATGTCTGGCACCCAGTTTGGCAAGAACCTTCGCACCCATCCTGGCATGAGACTTGACAAGATCCCTGACAACTAATCTGACAAGTCAGTTGACACCCTGGAGGTGGGGTTTCAAATGGGCCGACATAGATAGGGCTACCTGCACGAATGGGTAATTGATCATTCTGAAATATTCTCACATTTGAGACATTAATAAGGTTATCGCCTCCATACGATCCCATGACTTGTACATCCACTGTAATGGTATCTTCTAAATGTGCTGCTGCAATTATTCCCTGAAAAGTACCTGATGATCCTGGGAAAGTTGCCTGGGCGGCTCTTGTTTCGGCTATAACTGATCCATTCACTCTAATTCTCAGATGTGTCTCGTCGTCGCCAATAAGACTGTAATCAGCAGAGATCCGAAATACATCGGGAACATAATTCCCTTCAATCTTAGGTATTGAAAATGAAACAATAGTCGTCCAATTGCCGGATGGGTCCGCAGATCCGTGATAAACATCTGACCTTGGTATGTTAATATTAGAGACCCCTGGAACATAAAGATTTTCTGTATCCAATTGAGCGATACCAATGGCTTTTTCTGCAATTTTGCGCCTCCCTAAGGTTCCATCCCCGATTAGGTCACCTGGTATCTCCACCAGCGAATTGGCTAATACGCTGTTTGCAAGCGCGATATTTCCTGCCATCATCAAAAAGCCGGATTTCGGAAAGCGTTCACCTTCTTCTTCTTCTTCACCATCTCCACTCGTCCATGCTTCTGGGAACCTCTCCCGCAATTCACTGTTGGACATAATCATTTCTATTGCAGCAGTCAAATCTCCAATTGCTACAGTAGGAAAACCATCTTTATCCCAAAAAGCCAACTGTGCGCCATCAAGGTGCATGGAGCGTTGAGGATAACCGGGGGGCTTCATTCTTATGCCATCAGACTCAAATGTTACTGAACCATCTTCTGTCCGCATCACCCCACCTTCACTAAGCGTCAAATATCTATTAATTGTAGCATCTTCAGCAAGCATCAAACCTGTCGCAATATTAGCAAAGTAGTTCATTTGTGTCCAATAAGTTGAATTTGTTGGTAATACTCCTGTTGTATTATTTATATTACATAAATAATAGTTATTTCCATATTTAACAGCATCACGTCGGTCGGCAGTTCTGTAATATGTCTCGTTCTCTTGCCAGTTACCTCTAAAAATTAACCCTGGACCTTGCTCTCCTTGATCTCCCTTTTCTCCCTTTTCTCCTGCTTTACTTTTTGTGATTGTCTGGACAAGGTTGAAAGTTACACTTGTGCCATTCGCTCTTCTTGCTGTAATAGGATAAGTTATTTGAACCATATCTTGTGCGTTATTCATAGCCGAATGGTCAGCAACTGTACAGGTTGTTGTTCCACTTCCTGATCTTGCCCCTACTGTGATTGCGCTCGCAGGGCTAACCGTTGGTGTCCCAACTGTAAACCTGCTGTTAGCGATTGTGGTGTGAAACGTCAATGCTGTCGATCCCTCAAATACTTGAATCGTTGTGCCTGAGCCTGTATAGTTTGAAACTTCACCAGTAGAACTAGAAGGAACTGTGTGAGCGTGGTTGGACAAGATTCCCCATACGCCATCAACCCCATTTACTCCATCCGTTCCATCTGCTCCGTCCTCGCCCTTTACACCGTCCCCTACCCTTGCAATAGTGAAACTATCAGAGACGGTTCCATCTGAAGCCCTTATTGTTAGGGTAATAAAAGTAGATGTATTTGGATTTACTGTTACTGTGTTCCCACTTCTTGTAACACCTGTTGGCGGTGTAGTTGTGAAAGAGGCTCCGTTTGTGCTATATTGAAAAGTAGTGATAGTTGTATTGATAGGAGTTCCTATAACGGTAAAGTTGGCTGATGGTGTAACTTCGCCTGTGGCTGACACTTTGATTACTTGTGTAGCCCCTGATAGTTTGATGAGTGGAGCATCAGTACCTTTGTCACCTTTTTCAACATAGATATCCCAGTAAGGGCTACCTATTACTGGCTCTTCGCCTGTCTTGGGAGTGTCGCTCATAAAAATCCATACAGCACCATCGTGAGATACTTGATCGTATTTGTGATAAGTATAAGTTTCGTTATACTTTCCTCTAAAAACAGGAATAGGGTATTCTTCACCATCTGGGGTTTGAACGATATTACCTCTTAATACCACATTGGAGTTGAGGTATATTTTTTCATCGTCTGTATCAACTTCAAAAACAGATTTACCTTCACCGAAAGGTTGTCCGTTTTTTGTTCCTACAACCCTAAATTTATCAGCTTGAATAACGAAATCGGAAACCCCATCTTCTCCTAGTGCGCTTTTGAATCCTGTAACGACTCCATCGCCTTCAATGTTAAGCGTATAGGAATCAGCTAGTTGTCGCACCCTGCTACTATAATAATTGATTTCTCCTTGGTCAATAAATGCTTTATTTGCACCATACCATCCCGCTATATCTTCTGAGTCAACTAAATAAGGTAAAAATAGCATTTCGTCCACAAAAGCCAAGCTATCACTGGAAAACTCAACCTTGTCATATGTCGCAGGGGCAACGGAGAGTTCTTTCCACAGAGAACCATTCAAGTACCAATGCAATATATTTTCATCAATAACAAAATGAGTTAGATAAAAGCCATAAGGGCTTAAAGAACCTTGATCTAATACAGTCTCTACTCCACCAACGTTTTGGACAAGAATGTAGCTCATTTTAGCGACTTGAGCTGTCATAAATGGCATAATAAGCTGTTCTTCAGAAATATCTCCCAACGTTAATTTAATACTATCTTGATTCGTGGAGTTATAAAGCTTTATATGCACATCTTATCACCTTCCTTCTGTTGACTCTTGAATCATTATAACATTTATACCAGACACATACTCAACTCTTATTACAATTTCAATAATATTATATACCCAAGCAAACCACCTATAACTGTAACAATAAAATCCATCGCTTCGGGAGTGCCTTTATTCATTTTGTAATCATAAGCATATTCCTTCAAAGCTCCTGCCGCAATCGCAAATATCAATCCAATTAAATAACCGTACTGTACTTTGAAAAAAATATGCAAACAAAGACCGACCAGGACTGTAGTTGAAAATCCGATTAAAAAGTGCATTTTTTATCTTTGCCCACTAGACACCCCCTCATCACTTATATTTATTATAAAAAATCTAAGGGAATACTCTGCCATAAAAGTGCTCAACGTTCTTAGGATTCGTCTGGGCGTAGACTTGCGTAGTCTTAACGCTGGAATGCCCCAGCATGTATTGGACTAGTTCAATCGGCATACCTGCATCCAAAAGGTGTGTTGCAAAGGTGTGTCTAAGCATGTGCGGCGTTAGCCTGCGCCTTATACCAGCTTTCTCTCCTAGTAGCTTCAAGTAGCGTCCCACCGAGTGAGTAGACATCCTCTGCTTGTAGTTGCTCCTAAACACCCATGGTTCATTATCAACCCGAGAGGCCAAATGCTGTTTAAGTATCATCGCGGCTCTAGTGCTGAGCTTAGATTGTCTGGCCTTGCCACCCTTACCATCTCTTACCCATACGGTTTTTTCGATGAAGTCGATGTCCTGACGGTCCAGGTCAACTAACTCACTAACTCTAAGGCCAGTGGAGTAGAGAACCTCGAAAATTACTTTAGTAATACCGTCCGCAGATTCCCTCAAGAGTTCGAGTTCTTCATAAGTCAGGTACTTTGGTGGTGCTTTCGTCTCTTGTGGCTTCTCCACCCGGTTCATGGGGTTTTTCAAGATGTATTCCTCTTGCAGTAGCCATCCATAAAATGAATTTAGCTTGTGAATTTTGGTGACTATAGAGTT